GGTGTCAGGACCCTGCAAAAGAACTTGGAGAGAAGTACCACATTAGCAGCGAATCGAGAAGCCGTAGCGTATTCGCTGTTATGTATGGCCAATACCAAACTGTCTGATATCATGGAATGGGATGAAGCAGGTAATGTCAAAGTCAAAGCAAGTAAAGACATTCCTGAAACAGCCATGCAAGCAATTAAAAGAATCAAGACTAATCCGAAGACAGGAGAGATCGAGATTGAATTGTGGGACAAGGTACAGACGTTACGGTTGTTGGCGAAAGCCAGTGGTCTATTGGACAATCCTGATGAATCTGACAAGCCATCCGTGATTGGAATTAATGTAAAAGCTCCGGAGATTATTGATGTGGAACCCGATCGAGAAGGAAGAGGAGAAGATTCCTCAGTTGAAGCACCCGATGGTGAAGAATCAAGCTGAAGTAAATTTGTATGGTAGAGAATATTATTATTACGTCAGGGATACATTGAAAGAGTATAATAAAAACTACGACAGACACACGGCATGGATTGATAAAGTATTAGCCAATCCTAGTCAACATTTTGAGGTTGTCGTTAAGTTTGCACAAGAAGCACAAAAAAGACTAGGAAGAAAAAAACATGACTGATCCAAAAGACATCCAAGTTGGTGGCGACCATTACAAGCGACATGCTATTCAACCTATAGATGTGATGAAAGAGTATTTATCAGACGAGGCCTATGAAGGATTCTTGAATGGTAATATTATAAAGTACGCACTGCGTTGGCGGGATAAAGGGGGTGTTGAGGACTTGCGGAAGTTACAACATTATGTCGCATTTTTAGTAAAACAACTGGAGACTAAAGATGGAACTCAAGGCAATGATTGAACAGTTGCGTGAAGAGTTTGCTATGGCACACATGAATAATACCCGAGTCATGGAAATTATTGATGTGCTATGGAAAGAGAATCAAGAACTCAAACGTATTGCAACCATGAAGTTTAAAGATATTGATGATGAAGAATGAGTAATAAAAAAGAGCGTAGTAAAAAAGCACTAGCGGGTCCAGGCATTGATCTTGACTTCAGTGGCGCACTGACGACTTATCAATTTCTACAAAGCAATGCTTTTGTTAGAGGATTAATGGGTCCTGTAGGTTCGGGGAAGTCCTACGCGTGTGCTGCTGAAATCATGATGCGTGCCGTCAGACAAAAGCCATCACCTCAAGATGGCATTCGCTATACAAGATTTGTAATTGTCAGGAACTCTTATCCAGAATTAAAGACAACAACGATTAAGACATGGCAAGAGTTATTTCCTGAAAACACTTTTGGTCCGATGTTATATACACCTCCTATCACTCATCACATCCGCCTACCCTCCCGAGGCGATGCCGCAGGCATAGATTGTGAAGTGATCTTCTTAGCATTGGACCAACCTAAAGACGTACGTAAACTATTATCACTTGAACTTACAGGAGCATGGGTCAATGAAGCACGAGAACTTCCAAAAGCTGTTATTGATGGTCTTACTCATCGGGTTGGTCGCTATCCTACGCAGCGGGATGGTGGACCGACTTGGCATGGAGTTTGGATGGATACTAACCCAATGGATGATGACCATTGGTGGTTCCGCTTAAGTGAGAAAGAACCGATTACAGGTAAGTATGGATGGGACTTCTTTAAACAACCAGGTGGCGTCGTAGAAGTATCCCCTGAGCATTTACCTGATAACCCTGAAGCTAATGACCACATCTTTGCCGGTGGTCGTTGGTGGAGGGTGAACGAGCGTGCAGAAAACGTTAATAACTTACCCGGTGGATACTATCAACAAATGTTGGGGGGTAAAAACTTAGATTGGATTCGATGTTATGCAGAAGGCAAATACACTTATGTCCAAGAAGGTAGACCCGTATGGCCTGAGTATGATGACAACATGATGAGTAGTGCTGAGGTCGATTACGATCCAAACCTACCGATTCATATTGGTCTTGACTTTGGTTTAACACCAGCCGCTGCGATTGGTCAGAGATTAGCCAATGGACGATGGGTAGTGTTACATGAGATTGTTACAGAAGATATGGGGCTAGAACGTTTTGGTCAACAGTTACTCGCTGAGATTAATGCACGCTTTCCAAAAGCCCAAGTGTTAGTGTGGGGTGACCCTGCGGGTATGCAACGTGATGCGATCTATGAAGTCACTGCCTTTGATTACTTAAGAACGCTAGGACTCAAAGCACAACCCACGGCAAGTAACAATTTCCAAGTGCGACGTGAAGGTGCAGCCGCACCCATGCAGCGATTGATTGCAGGAAAGCCTGGATTGATTGTACATACCTCATGTAAAAAATTACGCAAGTCATTAGCCGGTGGTTATCATTTCAAACGAATTGCCGTCGGTGCAGGGCAAGAACGATTTAAAGATAGTCCAAATAAAAATGAACACTCACACATTGGTGATGCATTTGGTTACCTCATGTTAGGTGGCGGTGAACATAAACGCATGACCAAGTCTGGATTACAACAAAACACATTGATCTCACAAACTGTCGTGACCTCTGACTTTAATGTATTCGATTAAACGTGAATACCTTGATGAGTATATGCCTAAAGTCGTTGGCGGGTATTATACAAACTTTAAACCCTATCATTTGGATAACTTTAATGAAGAATCTATATTTGGCGTTTCAGGAGTTGGTCTGGATGTTTGTAAGGCCCACATTATCCAGCAGTCTAGCTCTGGTCCTTTTGTTACTGCAATCGTTAACGGTTATCCTGTTGCTGTGTTTGGAGCTGTTATCTTCTGGAATGGTGTTGCTGAAGTTGGTGCTTTATTTACTGAGCAAGCTAGACGATACCCGATAGCTATGACTAAAGGTGCTTATGTATTCTTTGATATCTGCGAGATATTATTTACTTTACATCGACTACAAATTACGGTACGATCCAATGATCAACGTGCTGTAAATTGGGCTAAACGCTTAGGATTTGTTGAAGAAGGTATCCTCAAGCAATACAGTGCAGATAAACAAGACTATTACATGATGAGGAGAAGTTAATGGGTGGATTATTTGGTGGCGCACCGAAGATGCCAAAGGTGGATACATCTGCACAAGATAAGATGATTCAGCAAACACAACAACAAATTGAAATGCAACAGAAAGAAACAGAACGTATGCGTACAGAAGCAGAAGCAGAGCGTCGTACGATGGAAGAACAAATGGCAGCAAAACGTAAAGCAACAATGCGGGGTGGTAAACGATCATTATTGTCTGAAGCACGCTTTATGCCAGAACTTGGTGTGACTGACGAAGAACAAACCCTCGGAGGCTAGTATGGCTAAGTCCTTATCATATCAAGAAGCTCTCACTCAGGGTCTAGTCTATCCAGGATCTGAACAAGAAGCATTAAAGCTTACTGGTGGCGGTAAAGGTTTTGCTTCATCAGAAGCTTTTAAGAAAGCATTTGATACATCATATCAAGCTAAAAAATCTGAAGTTGATGCACTAACTGGTAAAGTACAAAGTCTTGCTGATATTAATAAAGAAGCTAATAGGCTTTGGAGTGCAGCAATGGGTGCAAGCACTAAAGCGTACGGTGGCGCATTAAATCGTTATTACGGCTATGTTCAAAGCACAGATTTTTATAAACAAACTTCTCCATCTTATGCACGTTGGTATAGAGTTGATCAAACAAGAGATTTAATTAATCGTGAAATTGATCGTTTAGCGTCACAGCAAAAAGGTTTGTCTGGAACCATGGAACAAGCCATGGCTAAATACAAAGCTACATCTGAAAAAGCAGTAGAAGCTGAAAAAAGAGAAACAGGTGCAGCAGCGGCAGCACGTAAAAGATTAACACGAGGTACTGCTGGACTATTAGCAAAAGCTGGTGGTGCTGGTGGTATGGTTGGTACAGGACTTCCAATGTTGGGTGAAGGCACGTCATCACAATTAGGTGAAGAAGGTCAATTAGGAAAGAGGGTAAAACTATGATGGATAAGATGCAAAAGAAAGTAAAGAAGGTAATGAAAGAATATAAATCTGGCAAACTTAAGTCAGGATCAGGCGCTTCAGTTAAATCACGTAAACAAGCGGTAGCGATTGCGATGTCTGAATCAGGTCAAGCAAAGAAAAAGAGCTACTAATGGAAAAGAAAGGTTTATACCATAACATCAATGAGCGTAAGAAAAAAGGAATTAGTCGATCTAAAGAAGATTCAACTATATCTCCAAAAGCTTATAAGAATATGTTAAAAGGCTTTCCGAAGAAGAAGAAATAGATGGAACTGTATAAAGGCGCATATCCAACTCGAGATATTGAACAAGTTAGACTGATTGAAGGTCAAGCTTTTTCGTTAGGATATGTACGAACTTTTTTAGATCCATTGCCAGCTACAGAAAGCATTGACATTGCACTTGCATTTCCAAGCGGTATGAATCCTATTATGAGTATTTCAGGATTATCTTCTGGTAATGCGATTGGTTATTTATATGAAGGTTCAGTCGTTTCAGGTGGAACACCATTGACTATTATAAAAAGAAATAGAGCAAGCACCATTACTAGCCAAGGTGTAG